TCTGGCTCGGGGCTCAGCTCGGTAGCGGTCTCGGCGGCCTTCATGGCGGCCTCGAACAGTGCGTTTGCGTCGGGGGAGTCTGGGGCGATATTGCTCTCGGGGATATCAGACAATGCGGTAATCCAATCTAGGTAAGGAATGCGTTCGCGGCGGGGCTACTCACGGCCGGTGCCGGTGCGCCAGTAATCTCGTTCATTCCCGTCGGCTCCATGGGCGGCATTCCACCCATCGACGGATCCATCATCATTTCCGGTGGAATCGCTTCCATGCCTGGCTGCGGGGGAACCATGCCCTCGCCCGTGGCGATCTGCTCCATGGCGCCCATGCTCATCTCGTTCGTCGAGACCGAGGGCTCCATAATCTCCTTCGCAAGCTCAATCCAGTTGCGGAAGTGCATCAGGATATCCTCGGGGCAGTCGAGGGTGCGCAGCTTGAGATAGGTCTTGTGGACTACGTTGAAACCAATATCGAGGTTATCGAGCGGGTCGGGCGTCTGCGGCTCATTGCGCAACATCTTGTCGATCATGTATTCAATATGATCGTTGGCGGCCGATAGCAGGCCCGCCAGGTGCTCAAGGTCAGGGTACCCGCTCCAAGCCTGGTACTGCTCTCGGCTGATAACGCCGGCACTCGCCCACTGGTTGAGGATGTCCTTACGTGCCGCGGGCGACATGTTGATAATGGAACTCGCCTCGATGGTGAGCACGTACTTATCAACATCCAGGTCCACCTCGGACCAGGGAATCTGCATAACTAGGTTTGAAGACCGGAACTTGGCTTCCCGGTCTACGGCGCGGTTCTTGTACAGGTCCGCCGCCAACTCCACCAGGTGGTTCGCCACCTCCAGGTAGAACTTCTCGTAAGCCTGCGCCTGGAAGTTGAACCGCTCATTCTCGATGGCGTTGTACTCGCGGAGAGCGTCCGACGAATCAAGGCGCGCCTGGGAGGGCAGCTTGGCCTGCGCCGACAGCTGGCTCACCCCAGCAAACTCGAACGCGGACTTAACGATTCTGTCGCGCTCGTTGTAGATCTCGGGGGTGAACGCGTTCCAGCTCTGGGCCGTGGGAACCGCACCCCGAACCTGGATGACCCGACCGATCGTATTGTCGAAGCTCGTCTTGACGATGCCGCCACCTGGGTCAATGAACACCCGCGGGACGCACATGACATCCTGCCCGATACGAATGACCTCGTTCAGCTCGTTCAGGCGGATCTGGTAGCCGGTGAGATCCTCCACCAGGGAGCGCCCGTAGAATCCGCTCAGGTGCTTGTTAAAGCGGAAGAATACGAACGGAAACGTCTTCCGGGTGTACGGCTCGTCAACCAGGGTGGCGTTTTCAATGCACAGGACGTGGCGACCCCCCTCACCGCGAATGGGGAGCTTCCAGCTTTCAATAACAACTACCTGCTCCTCGGAGGGCGACCTGTAGCTCGTGTACTGGAAGTTCGTGCTCTGGGCCTCGGAGATTTCCTGCTCATACTCGGGGAATGTCTCGCACAGCCACAGGCGGGAAACCAGCTTCCTTTGATGGAGCTGCTGGGGTGTGTCGCAGCTAACACACTCACGCTGGTCAACAATAATCTCGTCCGGGTTAACCCGCTCGGTGAACAGCTCGTCGCCGTCGATGTCCACCTTGAGCACGCCTGTACCAAAGACGGTACCGTCTAGGAACACGTCTTGGCCCTTGGACCAGATGTCCTGGGCCATGAACTCGCCGTAGAGCCACTTATCGAGCAAGCGCGCCTTCAAATAGACGCTGAAGTCGGCCCCGCGCGGTGTGGGCGTTGCCTTGGGCTTATCCTTGGCAATATTCGAGCGCAGGGTTTCGCAGACCGACTGGATCAGGTTCTCGAGGTTCGCATTGAGCGGGCGGAACTGCGCCGACGTACCCGCCTGCCAGTCGAACGCCATCAGGTCCCGGTTGCCGTAGAGCTGGGCGTTCAGGAGGTTCTGGAGGTGGATATCGTACTGCTCTTGCTCGAGAGTACGGACGTGCGTGAACACAAGCTCGTGCGGCCTGTGGTTCGGGTCCTCAGAATCCGGCTTACAGTCCCACCAAACCTGGGGGAACTGAGATTTGGGGTACTTATACCGAGCCATCCGACCCACCAAAGCCCTTTAGACCGCCGACATGACTAAACAGGCGCGGATTTTGATAATTCATCGGCATCCGCTCCATGCCGGGGGGTAGTTCTGGCCTAGCAACCACCTCGGGCTCCTCGGAAACAGGACCAAGGACGATTTTCATACCATTGCACTCATAGAAGGTGACGCCCGCCTCACGGAGCACCCTCAAAAACTCGGCTAGTTCCGACAATTGCATGAAAACCCTTAGTTTCTATAGAACTTGGCTAGCGGATCCGTGTTGGAGCGCCGCTGAATGGTCTCGAGCGGGCCGTTCGGACCCCGGGAGCGCGCGATTTCCTGTTCAAGGTTCGCCGCTTCCCACTGATCCCACCATTCGGGCGACCCGTGCTCGATGGTTTTGGGCTTGGCCTTGCTATAGCGGTGGTACGAATAGCGCCAGAGGTACAGGAACGCATCGCACAGGTGGTTCGGGAACGCGTAGTGCTCCTTGAGCCGCCCTGTTCTGATGAGCTGTTCCTTCTTTTCGTCGGCTAGGTCCCACTGGAGGCACTCCATCTCGCGCCCCAGGTCGCTGCCAGCCATGATTTTCACGTATCCGCGGTGGAAATCCGCGTTCAGAAGCTCGATGTAGTCGTTTTTATCGCGCTTTTCGGCGTTGATGATATGCGTTCCGTAGAGCTTGTTCAGGTCTTCCGAGATTTGCTTACCGCCGGTATCGGCGACCATGGCATCGAAGGAACCAAACAACACTTGCGCCTGGGCAATCTTGGTTGCGAGCACGTCCGTAGTCTGGTGGGACGCCTTCCACTCCCAGCAGTGGTATAGAACTTCGCTGGTGAGGCTGTACGCCCCTACACAGAGCGCGGTCTCATCGGAGAACCCATAGTCGATACCCAGCAGGAAACGCCATTCGTGGCCTTCAGGGAGCCCGAGAGGATTTTCTTTGGTGGGCGCTGGCTTCCAAGTAACGGTATCGCGCTTGCTGTGAACTAGCGACGCATAGTCATATACGTAAATCGACTCGTCGGCCACCCACTGGCCCAGGTACTCACGCAGCCAGATTGGGTTATCGTCGGCCCACTTGTTGCGCTTCTTACGCGCGAGGGCCTGCTGCCAGAGCTTCGGTAGGAACTCGTTGTCCTGGCGCCCCCACTGATGCCGGCTCCACTGGGGCTCGATGTCGTTCTGCTCGAACCATGGGTCCGGGTCGGAATAGCTTCGGCTGATTGGAGCTTCGTACTGATCCCTATACTGAGGGTGGGTCGCCTCGAAGAAGGCGCCCGCGAGAATGTTGCCCGGCGTACCGATGAGCAGAAGCGAGCCATCCCGGTCATCGAGAGCGGGTTCAACCGCCTCTTCCATAAGCTCGTTTAGGATGGCCGGGCTAAAAGATTTGCACTCGTCGATGATGACTAGATCGTAGCTATCACCGCGAAGCTTTTCGATTTCCGCTCGAGTTTCCGCCCCGTTGAAGTACAGGACCGACCCGTTCTCGAAGGTGGCGCGTAGCTCGGTGTGGTGCAGGTGCACCTTGAGCCCGTACTGATAGATGAACTTCTGGAGGGTGCGCCAATAAATACGCCGGCAGTGCTTCAGCGTGAGCAGAACAATCGTAACGGTACTGCCGGGTTTGCTGAGGCCCACGTAGAACGCGTAGGCGATTGCACACCAGCTTTTACCGGCCCGTCGAGGGCACAGGGCAGCCTTCCGCTGGGCCGGGTCCTCGATGACCTGGCGCTGCTGGGTGAACAGAGAATCAAGGATCTTTTCAGCCGCCGCCCGGTCACGCTGGATATGCGCTTCCTGGGCCGCCTGCTCTTGGGCTAGTTCTCTGAAAAGATCATCAAACAACGCTACTCGTCCGCCTTGGCGAGCCCGCCCGCCTTGTACTGGCGCACGTTCTCAAAGGGCACCCGGGTGGTCCCGTACTTCTTGGACTTAACAATCATTTCTCGGTTCTCTCGATCAGCCCGCATCTCAATATCGGGCCACCCGGCCTTGTTAAGACAGACCACCCCATACTCGGGCAACGGCTGAATAAACCAACAATCAGTAACTAGTAGAGCTGCTTTCATAGCTTCAATCTCCGTGCGATCTCAGGCACCCAACGGCCCGCCCCAGGGGGCGCAGACCGCGTGCGATGCGTATAAACAAAGTGATTCGGTAGCCCACCCATGGCATCGACCGCTAGCGAGGTGGCCACCCCATGCCCGCGGATGTAGGGCTTCACGTAACAGTAATGGAGCACGTACTCGCCGGATGGGCGCACCTCGTAGGCGATGAACCCAATGAGGTTGTCCGGATCATCCGAATCGTGGGCCAGCGTGACCTTCATACCCCGCTTGAGGAGGTCGTTGATACACGCCGACTGCACCTCCCTGTAGAGGTTGTTCGGCACGCACCCGGCCCACTTGGAATCACGGAAACTGTTCAACCAGTTGTCCATGACGAAAGGAACATCCCCAGGCGCCAGCGCGCGAAACGACCACGCCTTATTTGTCATCGGCTGGCTCCACCTGGCGCTCAGGGGCTGAATTGTGTTGCACAGAGAGGGTGATCTTCCGGGCACCGCTGCGGGTATCCTCGAACTCACGACATCTCCGGTAGAAGGCCGCCCGCTCATTCACGGTAACCTTGTTGCTGGTTAGGAACTTGAACAGGGCATCCAGCTTACCCGTGATGTCCAGGGATTCCTTGTGCTTTTCCTGGATCTTGAGCCACTGGCGCATTTCCGTGCCCAGCTTGGCCATCGACATCAGAAGGTTATTAAGCACGCCGATATAGCGATCGGACTTGGTGAGGTCTGTTTCCTTCTCGTGCTGCATCTGGAGGCGAACGATGGTTCGTTCAGCAAGCTCCTTGGCGGCCTTCATATGCTGTGGATACTCTACAATCATGTCATTCCTGTTCACTCGGCTCATCCGCTTACCGAGCGGGTGAAGCTTGCCGGTAAGAGGACGCAATAGTTCCCACTCGTCCATACTACCCTATAAGTATATCACAGTTTAAATTGTATTGTCAACTACAATTTGATATACTATCAGGGTGAGGTGGGTGGGTTAACCTAGTTCTAAGACCACATTCCAGATACTTGATATCACTTTAGTTACGTAAGTACCCGATTTTTGGTGGTCTAGGCAGTACCTCTCTGTAATAGCGCCGCACCCCCCACCCCCAAAGGGGAATCAACCTAGCCGCTTGGCACGATTCTTGCCCGGTCCACAGTTACAACTAGGGTACAATCGCAGGTACTGTGACCATACGTGACCATATACCGCCCTGTTTACTGTTACAACGGTGTGATATATACGCGGTTAGTGGGGTCGGCCCACAGAGCGACAGACCAGGGGCAACGGGTCACCAGCCATACACACCGTGCACCTTGATGCGATGGCCCGGGTGTTCCGTCGTGTGTCGCCGACTGTGCTCCCATGCCTCGGGGCGGGTATCAAAGTACCGATGACTCCGGGCGCCGCAGGTGACTCGGTCCTCACCGACACCAGTTGCACTCATGCATACCCAGTACCATCGTGTTAACTGTCTCATACAGTCCAGTATACACGTTTGGCCGCTCTTTTGCAAGCACAATCTGTAATCGCTTTGGCTTATGGCTAGTTGCACCGGGCACGCACCCCGGCGCGTGAGGTGCCAACAATGCCTGGGTTGATTCTTTCCCGGTCACTGCGCCATCATGTCGCATCGAGCTTCCGCGTACTTAGCCGAAATAGTGCGCCACCCTGTCACAGTCGCGTTTGCTGGTCGCATGGTTTCGCGTAGTTACGACTTGGCAAGCTACCTGCAATGCTTCCGGTCATGAATAACACGAATCAGGGTAGCTCGGCTGGCACGCGCGCGGGGGGCCGTTGCGCGGTTGAGGTGGCTGCTATCACGGGACCGTGCGCCCGTGGTATCGAACACTACGAAACCCTTGCAGCCGTCAAGGCCCGTATCGCCGAGCTTGACGCACAGTATGGTCTCCCCGGTCGCCACGGTTACTCGTGGGTTGTGGTGTACAAGTGACTCGTTACACCGCGTTCATCTCCCTGGCCACCTACCTAGCGCTCCCTGGGCGCTTCAACTCGAGTTGGAGGGTACTGTGAAGCACTGTATCGCTTGGACCCGCGACACGAATCAACCCTGTATCGTCACCTACCTGCGCGGTATGGAGCTGGATCGCGAAGTGTTTGCAACCGTGCCGGAAGCGCTCGTGCGCCTGGCCACACTGAATGGATGGTGAACCATGAACCGCTGTGATTTCATCGAGGATCGCTACGCCACCGACTGCGGGCCTGTCTGCCGCAAGTGTGACAACGGTATGCAGGGCATGTACGTGTACCTCAATACCAACGAGTGCTGGTATGACAACCGATCGTGGCGATTTCACGGCCAGTGTGCTACCTGCCACGACATGTTCGATTTTCCAGTGCCAATCACGTATGCCACCGAGCGTGACGTTACGATGGAAACGGTCCCCACGATCCATCAGGTGAAAGACGCGCATTTTAATCACGTGGCGCGCAAGTAGCAGGCGACCCCTTGACAGGTTCTATCACCACGATTATGAGTGGTAGGACCGATCAAGATGGTTTCTTCCCGCACCTAGCCGGCCCGCTACAGGGTCCACCCAACAAAGGACAGACCAATGACTCAGAACGCTGATCAGATCGCCCGCTTCGCCAATCTCGAGCTTGACGACGGTCCGCGCGTCGCTTCGCTGGCGCCGCTACCGCTCGTTCCCATGCCGGCCGATGATGTTGATTCCATCGAAGTCGAATGGGACGATGCGCCTGCAACCACGCCCGGGGTGGCCATGCTCGGTGTGGGGCCAGGGGTAGTCGTGATTAAATCCGTGGAGGATCTCTACAAGGGTCGGTTTCAGGGCCACAAGTCGCTGTCCGACGTTCTGAGCGCGATTCCCGAGCTGGGTGCGACCGTGGAAAAGGTTCCGCTCTACACGGCCGATGGCGCGCAGATGCCGGGTGCCTATGGAACCATCCGGCGCGTTCCGGGTGCGGGCACTCAGGGACTGGGCGTTGTGGGTGAGCGGTACCGTGTGATTCAGGACTCTGAAGCCTTCAGGATCATGGAGCCGCTCATCGATCGCGGGCTGGTCGGAACCCTTACGGCCGGTGTGTACAAGGCGAAGTCCTGGCTTTACGGCGAGGCGGGCGAGTTCCAGGCTGATATCGTGCCTGGTGATACCATCGCGGCGCGCGTGCTCATTGGCAACAGTCACGATGGTTCGATCCCGTGGTCCTTTGGCTATCCCGGCAACAGAGTGGTTTGCCAGAACACGTTCCATATGGCACTCAGCTCCAAGCTTTCCAAGCTGCTCAAGGTGCGCCATACCGCCGCGGCCGATGAGATTATCAAGCAAGTGATTACGGCTACCGAGGCGTTTGGCATGGAGTTTGTTAACAACGTGGACAAGATGAAGATGATGGCCCGCGTCAAGGTTGACGACGATCAGCTCCGGTCCTACACGGGGTACGTCTTCAGCAAGTGGGCCGATAACGATGAGGAAAGCGAGCAGAGCGAGCGCGGTGGTGAGCGTATCTACGCCAAGGTGCTGGAAAACTTCCAGGCTGGCCAGGGTGCGGAATACCATCGTGGTACCGCCTGGGGCGCGTTCAACGCGGTTACCGAGTACCTCACCCATCAGAGGGGGCGCGGCACGGATGAGCAGACGTTCCAAGACCTTCAATGGGGCAACGGCGGGGTTATCGCGCGGCGGGCATGGGATCGCGCGCTGGAGCTGTCGTGATTTTCTTTGTCATGGTGGCCCGAGCGGTTGCTGGCAACGGGCATCGCTGTTACAGGGACCTAACCGCGGCGGTGTTTGACTGGGCTAAAACGCGCTACACGCCTCTGTAGGCGCTTTGAATCATCCGGGGTATCGCAGGGTACCCCGGGCCTTTCAAGTCGCTCACAACGCAACTGAGACACTTCTAGGAGGGTACCAATGTCCGCTCACTATGGTCCCATGCGTGCCGATTGGACTGTGTACAAGAATGGCGGTACCAAAGAGCTAGATCGTCCGCTGGTATCCTGTGGTTCATCAGAGGGTGCGCAATCGGATGCCGCGTACTACCGCCGCGAGTGCGGATACGATGTCTACATCGAGCGTGCCGAGTTCTGTCCGGCGCCTGGGTGCGATGGTTGGAGCAATACCCGCAAGGTGCCTGGTAGACGCGGCATGTATCGTGATGTCGCGTGTCTGAACCATCGGGGCGTTTACTACACGAGGGAGGATTGATCATGCGCGTTATCCGCGATGACTTGCAGCTTTGCCAGGATTGTTTGTTCGCCGCTGTCAACGGTGACTTCAGCGGACTGGATTACCACTACGAGAAGTCTGAGGCAGACAAGCGCCAGCGTGAGATCGTGCTAGGGCTAGGCAAGCTCGGGCGCAACCTTGTGCCGGATTTCGACTCCAATACCGACGAGGGGATCGAAGAGTTCTCTACGCGCCCGTGCGATTGCTGTGGTACCAAGCTGCATGGGTCGCGCCATCGCTTCGCAGTGCTGGGTAAGTAACGACTGAACACTTGACGTGTAGATCAAGGAGCGTGCCATGATGGTTTACGCTTTGGGACCGTGCGACCCCCGGTGCGCCTTTTGCGCGCGTGAGTTCCTGAAATGGCTCCGTGGGCGCATGAATCAAATGTCGATACCCCGGCGAGGGGAGTCGATCTCATTCGCTGAGGCTGCTGCAACGAGCATAGGAGCGAAGCGTGACTAACCCCAGCGGATTCCGTGGGCGCTATGGCGGTACTTGTGCTATACTTATAGCATGGAGTTAAACGACACACGATTACCGTCCCGATTCTGGACAAAAGTACACGTAACAACAGCGGGTTGCTGGGAGTGGCAGGCTTGCCGGCTGGGTTCTGGTTACGGTGGATTCCGTTTAGGCAGCAAAATGACCTATGCCCATCGGGTTGCATACGCAACACTGGTAGCCCCCGTTCCGGCGGGGTTACAGATAGACCATCTGTGCAAAAATCGAGCCTGCTGTAACCCAAGCCACCTTGAACCTGTAGAACCCAAGGTTAACGTGAATCGAGGCAGACGGGCCAATAGCGAAAAAACACACTGCTCTAACGGACACGAGTTTACGGTGGAAAATACTCGTGTGTACAGAACCAGCCGGCGATGTCGGGCCTGCAACAAGGCCCAGAAAAGAGCAAAGCGATGGGCAATCCGAATGGCTACAGAGGTAGGTACACGATCAGAACAGCCGTTGTAGGCTCGTGTGGTGTGGCCGTGCTCGATGATGGAACCATCGTGCTCTGTTACGTAGGCCCCGAGTCTAAGTGTGAACCTATTCTCGTTCGGGGTCCGTCTAAGAGGTAAGGCCAATGACACTTAAACAGAATGAGATTCGGTTGTGGCAGGAGGTTGTTACGGCCTATTGCCACACAACTGCCGGGGATTTCTCCACCCGTCACCATTGGGGCGCGATTCTAGCGGATCGGGTGGTTCTGGAATTCCGCAAGCGACTAGAGGACCCGGGACCCGCACCCGATGCTAGCCGGCTATGACGCGCTACGTCAACCTAGCCTAATCGAAATTGTTGTGGTATACTTTATGTATGCCAAAACAACGAAAAACAGTCTGCAAGCACGGCCACCTCTTTACACTAGAAAATACCGTCTGGATTAAACCCAAGAGTGGGTACCTTACCCAGAAGTGTCTCACGTGTGCCAGGGAGTATAATCGACGGTACAAACGGGCGCAGGCCCTCCTACACAAGCCTTTGTACCAAACCTGGACTAACATGAAGGCGCGGTGTAACAACCCTAGATCATCGTTTTACCAACGCTATGGCGGTAGGGGTATCCAAGTTTGCGAACGCTGGTTAACGTCCTTTGCCAACTTCCTTGCAGATATGGGGCCAAAGCCCTCTAGACGACACTCAATCGATCGGATTAACAACGATGGCCACTACGAGCCGGGAAATTGTCGCTGGGCTACCCCAAGCGAACAAGCCAGGAACAAGTCTCGCAAGGTACGTGAGCCTAGCACTCCGTAAGCTCCACGCCTCGACGCACCCGAAGCATCGCCTCGTGGCTGTAATCGTCTCAGGTGGGCGTGTGCTGGCGTTTGCGAGCAACGGTGCGCGATGGGGACACCACGCTGAGAAGCGCGCCCTAGCCCAAGCGGGGGCCGTTGACGGGGCGTTCTGTCTTGTGGTACGCGAGGGTCGCCGTACGAGCAAACCGTGTGCAGCGTGCCAGGGAGCACTCAAGGCAGCAGGTATTAAGCGAGCTTACTATTTCGACGCTAGTTGTAAGATGTCTTACATCAACCTGTAGGAGCATGTATGA